TCGTCCATACCAGCCATTACGCAGCCTCTCGTTGGCCGTCAAAGCTCTCTTTCAACAGATCAAACCACTCGTCAAGAGTGATAACCGCTGTCCGAGAGTTATCTCGCGCCATATTTTCGTTAATCGCGTAAAGCGGCAGGCATACCCTGATCGCTTTGTTGTTGAACTTATAGATCAAAACGGGCGTGTTGTCGCCACAAGCCGCACAGACCTGCTCCCACCAAGCTGGCGCATACCACCAGCCAGATTTGTACGCCTTGCACTCAATCGAGTGGCGCGGGATCTGGATGTCACAAAGGTCAGCGGTTTGGTATTGGTCGAGGTTACGCTTGCAGGTAAAACCAAGGGTGTGTTCGTCGGCAAACGCATTGATGCGCTTCACGATATCGCGCTCAAATGTCGCACCCTTGTTTCTTGAATCTGCCATCGCTGGAGTTTAGGCGAAAAAAAAATAGAAATAAAATTTTTGCGGGGTTACCTTTACCCTGATTTCACGATCAAACCCTGCTCATCCGAGCCTGAGTTTTTGTTCATCCCGCAAAAATAGGGTGGGCAGGGTTCCTATCTAGTAAAACATGCCCCTAGACATAGGAATTGAGCCAATTCCGCCAAACATCATCTGCTGGCGCGGAGAGTAACCACCAAAACCGCCGCCGAAACCGCCTCGGTTACTCAGCGCAGAGATCATCTGCATCATCTCGCGCATCATCGATTGCATTTCTTGAACTTGTTGACCGTAATCAGGCTGTCGCCTTTGCGTCTCTCGTTGAGCTTCCATGTCTACAGGCGAACTAACAGAGCCGCCGGGTCGCTGAATCATTTCAATCGGCGGCATGATGTGTTGCTGTAGCGATTTGGTAGGAGACGGTTTGCCACCAAATTGAGTGGGGTCGGTGTTGTACTGCTTTGCAATCTCCAAAGCTTCAGGGTTTTGCCCGTAAAAATCACCTAGTAATCCGGCGTGGCTTGCAGCATGTGCGCCACCAGTTCTGTTTTCGCCTGTAACTGGGTCTTTGAACATCCTCATCATTTGATCTTGCACACCTGTCGGTCTTTCGGGCATATCAAAGCCGCGCTGGGATAGCACTTCTTCCAAAGACGGGGGCGTAGGCCCAGAGCTACCTTGAAGCTGACCGAATTGTGGGGGTCGCTGCGGCAAGAACGCAGGCTGAGGGCGGAATATCGCCTGCTGCATCAATGGCTGACGTGAGCCAAAGAATGCGGATCTTGAATTTTGAAACGGTAACATAGACATCAGGATCTGCCCAAATGTGGTTAGGGTGCATGATGTGGGTATTTGAAGTCGAGGTCAAACCCGTGGAATTAGGCATACACATTTTTGGATACTGAGTGCGCCAAACCTTGCTATAGCTATCGCGCTCGTCGCGCTCGCTATATAGGGGTGTACGGGGGTCGCGCCACAGGCCGATCTCTCAGGCTTTTTCCGACCCCATAGGGTTCCTACTGTCGCGCACGGGATCGCATGAGATGGCGCTGTGGGCCGTCAGGCGCGCGATAAACCAGTCGGTAGTGAGCGCGGGCGCGGCCCGTATCGGCCCTGCTCAGAGCCACGCAGACTTAACGCAACCAGAGCGCCGCTTGCGCGGCGCGTAAAGCATTGATTTTGTTAGGATTTCCCCCAATTTAACATAATATCGGCATTTTTCCGAGATTTTGAGGGGCTGGGCGGGAGGCGGGGCCAGAACGAAGTTCATTTCGCCAATGCGTCAAACCGACAAGGTTAATGGTCTTTATCGCTCACTTCCTTCTCGACGCCGAGCAGCTCGTTCAGCCTGCCCTTGATGTCTTCCTTCGTCATCTTCTGCAAGTCAGCGTTGATGTTGAGGTTCTGACTGCGGTGGATCGTGAGGCCAGCGAGCTGGTTCAACTCCTTCACTGCACTCACCGCTGCGTTGTACGCTCCGCTCTCGAATGCAGTCTCGGCTATGTTCCACAGCATCGAGCCAGTCTTCTGTGGCGTGATCGCGTACTTCTCTCGCAGCTCATCCTGCTTTACTCGCACTGCTCGCGTCACCTTTGGGAAGTCGTTGCCGTTGAGCATCTTTGTCGCGGCAGCGGCAGGAAATGAAAACCCTGCTCTCCGCGCAGCTTCCGTCTGCCCACACGCGCCTTCCGTGTAGTGCCACACGAAAGCCGCTTGCATGTCTGTGATGCCAGCCTCTTCATCCGCTACGAAGGCTTGCGGCGTCTCCACCAATTGCTTGCGCTCCTTCCTCGGTCTACCCGGCTTGCGCTTTACATCGTCAGCCATCCGCTCTCCTTGAGTTCGTTGAACAACCTCCGCGCCTCTTCCTCTGGAAGAGGCGCTTGCCCTACGCTGTCGCGTTCATCTGCATTCATAATAGTCCACACCCTGAAGTTCTCATCTTCGCTTGCGTCATCGTCCCATTCAAATCTTTCCATCTTGCTCTCCACCGCTGTCAGGGTACGAGGGTCAGGGTACAGCGCCTCAAACTTTTTGAAAAACTTATACCCGTATTCCTTACTCCTTATAGGCTATATACTATTATTATTATTATTATTAAATAGTAGTACCCTACCCTACCCTGTTAATAAAGATATACAAATCAATCACTTACAACACACACCGACAGGGCACCTTGCAGGGTACCCTTAGAAATCCTTTGACCAAGTGCCACTAAACTTATCGGCATTGCCAACCTCGACCTTCGTGTAGTCCAAGTCGTACACTTTTTTACCGTTACTCTTGCGTGGTTCTAGCCCGTGGGCCGCGAGTACCCTGCTTGCATCTTTGATGTCTGGCATCCTTGGTTGGCTTATTCCGAGGTCTCTCAGCAGCTTAGTCATCTGCACAGGCTTGGTCTGAGTGCTATTGAAATGGACGTGCTCAAGGATAAGATCTTCGACGCTAGACTGGGTGCGATAGTATTCGTTCGAGTCTTGCAGCATCTCTCGCTGCTCGTGGTTCAAGTACCAGTCTGTGTTTGGGTAGAGCGTCTCTTTGACCTCGGCCCAGAGCTGCTGCATGTCGATCCCGTGGTTTGCATTGATCGCGGTGACGGGAACCACCCAGAAGCGTCGGTTGCCGCTGGTATCGGTCAAAAACTCACGGGCGTTGACGGAGGCGTAGAACGCTGTGCGGCGCTGGTAGGTTGTACTGGCGCGGTCATAGGGTAGGCGCAGCTCGTCGCTCTTCTTGGTTACAAATGCCTTGAGCTGGTCTATGTCGCTCTTTTTGAACGTGCTCTCGATCTCGCCTAACTCCACAATCCAATGGCTCACCGCCTGCTTCACGCTGTCCTTGTCGCTAGGGTTGAGCGTTGCACCCTCCAACAGCCAGCCCTTCTCATAGTCTGCCAGCCGCTTGAACCACAGCGTCTTGCCCAACCCCTGCGCTCCTTGGAACACCAGTATGCCTTCCAGTGCCACGCCATTCGGCTCACACGCCGCTGCTACGCAGGAAACCAGCCACTTCGTCATCAGCATCTCTTTCAGCGGCTCGTTGCTGCTGGTGATGGTTGCCAAGAAGTCCGCCAGCCTGCTGTTGCCATCCCACGGCTTGCTCTCCATCCACTCTCGCACTGGGTTGTACTCCCGCGCCAAGAGCTTCAGGTAATCACGCACCTTCTGGTGTGGAACACCGATTTGAATGCAGCGATCCTCGATCTCAATGAGCGCACTCTCATCCTTCATGTCAGCGATAAACTGAGTGTGCGGTATGATCGTTTCCATATTCTTTTTGATGACGTTATAGCGCACGTCGATCTGGTTAACCGTCAGCACACCGCGCACATTGTCCTTCGTGTTTAGCAGCCGTCCCTTCTCCGTTTTGTTCCAGTCATATTCGACTGGCACCTCCACATTGTTCAGCTCAGGCATCAACTCGCCCTCAATGGCGTGGTCGTTGTAATCGCCCTTTGACTGCGGCATCAATACTTCGGCTTGAGCGCCGATACGCTGCACCACCTGTGCGGCTTTAATCGCTTCCTGTTCACCCGTCTTTGAGTCATCAAAGTCAGCGATGAAGACGTGCTTAGCCTGTGGGAAGTAGCCGCTGATGGTCTCAGCGACTGGGGATAGGTTGAAAGCGTCGAAACAAACCACGACAGGCTGACCCAGATCAGCGAAGTAACTGGCCCCTGTTGCGTACCCTTCGACGTAATTGATGGTGTGCGCTTCGCGCATTGAGTTGGGATCGATGACGAAGAACGACCCCTTCTTCTTAGTGCCGGGCAGAAACTTCTTCCCGCCTGCGTCATCAATGTACTGGAGTCCTGCGATCTTCAGCTTGGCATCGAGCAC